GACCCCGTTTACCTATGACCTAGAGCGATTAGATATGGCTATGGTTAATGGTACATGGAATGCAAGTTCAAGTGCGCTATGTGCATACTGCCCAGTTAAGACTTGTCAACATTGGAAAGAAAAGAAAGTATATAGATAGCGTATAATAAAAACTTCTTAATAGGAGTAAGTATCATGCCATATAAAAACAAAGCTGACCGCAAGTATGTTAAAGCAACTGAGTATGAAAGTACTCCCCAACAAATAAAAAATAGGGGCAAACGTAATAGTGCCCGTGCAGAGCTAATGCAAGCAGGAAAAGTATCTAAAGGAGATGGAAAAGATGTCGACCATATTAAACCGCTTAGCAAAGGCGGCACGAGTAGTACAAAAAACCTCAGAGTTACCTCTGCCAGTAACAATCGTTCGTTCAGCAGAAACTCCGACCACACAGTTAAGAAAAACGCCCCCAAAAAATAGCATAATTACAGACTATAATTGGCCGGGAAAATTCAAACCCTTTGCTCATCAGAAGCAAACATCAGAGTTCCTAACCCTTAACCGCAAAGCATTTTGTTTTAACGAACAAGGTACAGGGAAAACAGCTAGCGTAATATGGGCAACCGACTACCTAATGAACTTAGGTGTGCTTCGGCGTGTGCTAGTTATTTGTCCACTATCTATTATGAAGTCAGCATGGCAAGCGGATTTGTTTAAGTTCGCAATGCATCGCACTTGTGATGTAGCCTATGGTGATGCTAAACAACGCAAGAAAATAATCGGTCAAGGTGCTGAGTACGTAATCATTAACTTTGATGGCGTAGAGATAGTTAAGCAAGATATTATAAACGGCAAGTTTGACCTTATAGTTATAGATGAAGCAAGTGCCTACAAGAATTCGCAGACTACCCGATGGAAAACATTGAAGGAAGTAGTGTCTAAGGTAAAGGGTGTATGGATGCTTACAGGTACACCTGCCTCACAATCTCCAGTAGATGCCTATGGTCTAGCTAAGATAATCAACCCCGACAATACTCCTAAGTTCTATGGTTCATTCCGTGACCAAGTGATGTACAAAGTAGGTACGTTTAGATGGGTTCCAAAACCTAACGCACAAGAAGTAGTACATAGAGTATTGCAACCTGCGATTAGATTTGAAAAAGACCAATGCCTAGACCTACCCGATGTAACCTTTGTAGAACGAGATGCACCACTTACACCCCAGCAAGTAAAATACTACCGCCTACTTAAGAAGCAGATGATGATGTCAGCTGATGGTGAGCAAGTCACGGCTGTAAATGCGGCTACTAGTATCAATAAGCTATTGCAGATATCAGGAGGTGCAGTCTATACGGATACTAAAGAAGTCATAGAGTTTGATGTTAGCAACCGCCTTAAAGTAATCCTTGAAGTTATTGAGGAAGCAAGCCATAAAGTGCTAGTGTTTGTGCCATTCACACATACTATCGAGTTGCTAAATGCATACCTAACAAAGAACGGCATATCTTGTGCGATTATCAATGGGGCAGTATCAGTTAATAAACGGCATGAGATTATTAGCAAGTTTCAAATAGAGGAAGAACCTCGTGTACTTATTATCCAACCACAAGCCGCATCGCATGGATTAACTTTAACTGCGGCTAATGTTATAATATGGTATGCACCAGTAACAAGTGTGGAAACATACTTACAAGCTAATGCTCGTATTAACCGACCCGGTCAGAAGAACCCTATGACTATCGTGCATATCAAAGGTAGTGATGTAGAAGCTAAGTTATATTCAATGCTTCAAAACAACATCACAAGCCACACAAAAATAATTGACTTATATCGACAAGAATTAGAAGATATAGTTTGACAGAGTCTAAGTAAGTGATATACTAACCTTGTAGTAACAGATAAGGAGCTAGTATGGAACTAGATGCAGATGTAATGAGAGCAGAAGAAATATCCTCCGATAAGTTAGCTGAGATATATATTAAGATTAGAGATTCTCGTGCTGAATTAAAGGAGCAGTATGAAGGGCAAGACTCCGCATTAAAAGAACAGTTGGATGTAGTAGCAGACAAAATGCTATCTATATGTCATCTGCAAAACGCGGATAGCATTAAAACTAAGGCAGGAACTATCATTAGAAAAATAGACACGCGCTATTGGACTAGTGATTGGGAGTCAATGTATAAATTTGTTGAAGAGAACGATGCATTCCCCCTACTAGAAAAACGCTTACATCAGACCAATATGCGGCAATTTCTAGAAGAAAACCCTGACCTATTACCTGCTGGACTAATGACAGACAGCAAATATTCAATCGTAGTTAGAAGGAGCAAATAATGAGTAACGTATCTATTTTTACCCGTGACATTCCCGTAACTCTCCGTTCAGAGGGCGTAAGTGAATTAACAAAATCTCTTGCTAGAAGTAGCAGTGCCACTAGTCGCCGTATTGCAGTTAAGAAAACATCATTCGTAAGAATGGTTAATGGAGAAGAAGTAGGCAAGACAAAAGGCGAAATTAATGTAGTTATCGTTAATGCATTGCCTAAAGTATCTCGTCAGTTTTATGCAACGGCTTATGACCCTAATGCTCAGGCAACACTTCCTGATTGTTGGTCTAACTTGGGTGATGTTCCTGACCCTAGTGCTTTAAATGCTCAAGCATCAAATTGTAATTCTTGCACTCAAAATATTGCAGGTTCAGGAGGTGGTACTCGCCGTGCTTGTGCATATCAACGCCGTATTGCAGTTGTGCTAGAGAACGATATGGAAGGCGAAGTTTATCAAATGAACATTGCATCTACTAGTCTTTTTGGTAAAGGCGAGGGTAATACGCATCCGTTTGAAAGCTATTCAAACTACTTGATTGCTAACAACGAAAGTATTGACCGCGTAGTAACTTCAATCTCTATTGATGAAGATGCAGACCAAACAAAGTTATTATTTACTCCAACTCGTCATTTAACTGATGAGGAAGAAGAAGTCGCTATTCGTGCAGGTAATTCTATTGAGTCTAAGAATGCTGTACGTTTAACAGTTGCGGCTCAAGATGGTGTTCGCCGTTTACCTGCCGCAGTAGCTAAGCAACAATTAGAAGATGATTTTGCACCTGCACCAAAGGCTAAAGTTATTGATGTTGAGGAAGTTATTGATGAACCAACAAAGCGTCAATCGTCTAAGCCAGTAGCCCCACCTTCTGCTAAACAAAACTTAGCTGATGTAATCGGTGCATGGAGCGAAGAAGAATAATGAGCTACGGATATAGCGCAAGGTTAATCGAAATTAACAAACGTGCCGATGATAATCGTTTAGGGGTTACGCTAGGTAGAGTTTGCATTGCGCTAGATATCCCTGTTAGCGTTATTGCTCAAGATGCAGGTGTTAGTAGGCAGACTGTTTATAATTGGTTTATGGGGTTATATGACCCTCGCCCAAACTATAAGGCTTCAATTGTAGAACTAATCAGCAAACTAAACGAACGTAAGTAATCAGGTAAAACCGAAAGGTATGGGGGCTAACCACCCCCTTTTTTACCCCTAAACATATTGAGATTCATATGAATAACATAGACCTACTAGCTAGAATACTTGCGCCGAATGGTTACTTTGCAGTTCTTGGTTTGAAAGGCAAAAACCCTATTCAGAAGCTAGTCGCCACTAGACAGGAATTAAATATATTAGCAGAAGAATTTGTAGCGGAAGGGCGTGATGCCTATTTTGGTTGCGCTAAGTATGCTACTGCTGATAGTCGTAAGAAAGAAAACGTACAAAGTTTAAAAGCATTTTGGATTGACTTAGATTGTGGCACTATTAAAGCCGAAGTTAATGAAAAGACAAATAGACCCGATGGATATATAGACCAAGAAACCGCAACTGCTGAACTAGATAAGTTTTGTAGGTTGATTGGTTTGCCATTACCATTACTTGTTAATTCAGGTAGAGGTATTCATGCTTATTGGCCCCTAGCTGATGTTGTTACTAGAGCAGAATGGGAACCAGTAGCGGCAAGACTAAATGAATTGTGTGTACTTCACAAGCTTTATGTAGATGCTAGTGTATTTGAAGCGGCTCGTGTACTTAGAGTTCCGGGGACATACAACTTTAAAGATACTCCACCTAACCTAGTATCAGTAATACGTGATGCAGAAGATGTAGGGTATGAAGTATTTAAAAATATTCTTGGTGTTAAGCAATCAGCATTTGAAGTCAAACCTACCCAAGAACTAAGTGACCTAGCAAAGGCATTAGCAGGTAATACAGTATCTAAATTTAGCAAGATTATGATACGGAGTAGCAAGGGTGAGGGTTGCAATCAGTTGCTATATGCATACCAAAACCAAGAGAGTATCCCTGAGCCGTTATGGTTTAGTGCTTTATCAGTTGCTCATAGATGTACAGACCGAGCAACAGCGATACATAAGCTATCAGATAAGCATGAGAATTATAGCCCCGAGGATACAGAGGCAAAGGCAAGTCATACAGAGTTTGCTCATAGTTGTGCTACATTTGAAAAGCACAATGCAGGTGGTTGTGAGGGTTGTCCGTGGAAGGGTCGCATCAAATCACCTATCTCACTAGGCAGAGAAATCGTTAAGGCAGAGGATACAGAGGTTAGGGTTACAGAGGGCGAAAACTCCGAAGAATACACGATACCTTCCTATCCCCACCCTTATTTCCGTGGCTTAAACGGCGGCGTATACGTGATGCCCGAAGGTGAAGATGAAACAGACCCTGTATGTATCTATGAGCATGACATCTATGTAGTCAAACGTATGCGTGACCCTGATATTGCTATTGGTGAGTTGGCACTCTTAAGGTTGCATCTACCTATGGATGGCGTTAAAGAATTTACAGTACCACTATCAACCATATCAGTAAAAGAAAAGCTACGCGAAGTATTAGCGATTAATGGCGTTGCAGGTATGCCGTATCAAATGAAAGAGCTTGCTAACTTTGTAATGAAATCAATCAAAGAGCTACAATATAAAAGGAAGGCAGAAGAAATGAGAACCCAATTTGGATGGGCTGATAAGGACAGCAAGTTTATTATCGGCAATAGAGAAATTACTAAGGACGGAACTTTTCATAGTCCTCCGTCAGCACAGACTAAATATTTTGCAGATAGTATGTCGCCTCGTGGCACACTAGAGAAATGGAAAGAAGTATTTAATATGTATGGTGCTCCGGGATTAGAACCTAATGCGTTCGCCGCTCTTAGTGCTTTTGGTGCACCACTACTTAAGTTTACAGGACACAAGGGCGCAATCATCAACCTTATTCATAAGGACTCAGGTACAGGTAAATCAACAGCGCTATATATGTGTAACAGCGTATACGGACACCCTGATAATCTTGCGGCTATTGCTAAAGATACGTTTGCGGCTAAGATGATACAGCTAGGGGTAATGAATAACCTGCCGTTTACGATTGATGAAATTACTAATATGTCGCCAATAGACTTCTCTAACTTGGCTTATAGTATGTCGCAAGGTCGTGGAGCAAACAGAGCTAAGTCAGCATCAAACGAGCTTCGGGTTAATACAACTACATGGCAGACTATATCAGTTGCCAGTTCTAACGCTAGCTTCTATGAGAAATTAGGTATACAAAAGAGTAGCCCGGATGGTGAAATGATGCGCCTACTAGAGTATCAAGTACAGCCTACTACTATTATTCCACCACACGTAGCTAAGCAAATGTTTGATATTCAGCTTAAGGAAAACTATGGTCATGCAGGTGATATTTATGCAGGCTACTTAGTATCTAACCTTGAGGAAGCAGTTAGTGGTATGCGCGCAATCCAAGCTAAGATTGATACAGAACTTAACCTAACTAATCGGGAACGCTTTTGGTCTGCAGTTGTAGCTTGTAATATTGCAGGTGGGTTGATGGCACGTAACTTAGGGCTTATCGATTGGGATATGAAACAGATATATCTATGGGCAACTACCATGATACAAACGCTACGTGAAGATGTACGCCCACCAGTTAATGACTCATCGGCTATTATCGGTAGCTTTATTAACCGCCATATGCAATCTATCTTGGTAGTGAACGATGAAGTTGATGCACGTACTAGTATGCACTCTGCACCTACATTAGAACCTAGGGGTGAATTGATTATCCGATTTGAACCTGATACTAAGAAGATGTACATAGCCGCCGCACCATTCCGAGTTGATTGCGTACAATCACAGATACATTATAAAGACGCACTTAATCAGCTTAAGGCTAAGGGCATATACCTAGGAGCAATGAACAAACGCCTATCTAAAGGTATGAAGATTAAATCTCCCGGAGTTCATGCACTAGTATTTGACTGCTCAGGTAGCGACTTCATTGATATAGAGAATATCGTATCAGCAGAATTAGATAATGCTAATAGAGCAGATTAGCTACAACATAAATTGGAAAACATTTAAGACAGGGACCTCATTCTTTATACCCTGTCTTAATTGCACCAAAGCTAGAGAGGAGCTAGACATAGTAGCTAAGCGCCTGAATTTAGACATACTTACTAAAATATGTGTAGAAGATGGCATTAAAGGATTGCGAGTATGGAAACTATGACATATACTCCGAATTAGCAGACTCTCATTCTGCTATCTCCTAGGAAGTTAGCTCCTTCCAAACCTTAAAGCCCGCCTAGTGCGGGTCTTTTTTATTG